ATCTATGTTTCCTCGTTTGGTGGGGTAACACAGGGCAGTACGGTTTCTTGTTGGGTGATTTAATATTCACAGCTACATGGTTAGGAGAGATACGATGGGTAAATTTACAGAAGACGCAGAGGAAATCTTGGAAGGCAATGGGGTTGAACCATCAAGGCCCCTAGTCTTACAGCTACTAGGGCAGATAGTGAACGATGTGTATGATAATTTTTATGAGGCTAAAGAAGGGAAGACAAGTAGCGAGAGTCAGAAGATAGCACTAGATAGGACGTTCGATCACCTATCTGTTACTAAGATTAAGGAATGGCGTGATGACTATGCACGTGATGGGTATGTCAAGATGTTTTCACCCATGCTTGATGACATGTTCTATATTTGTAAGGATGACGAGACGTTTAAGTTTATTACTGGTGGTGGTGATGCAGTTAATAAAACAGATGACAAGCTAGTGTGCTATACTGAGCATGAGCTAAAACGATTGAAACTTCTAAACAAGGAGGATGTAAAATGGATTCACTTGGGGAAGACATTCCAAGGACAACTGCAGTAATGAAGAACATGGTAGAGGCTATGTTATACACTACACGTGAGCAGATTAAGATGCTTCGTAATGCAGAAGATCAGCTATACTTCTTCCAAGAACAGCTTGAAGGTAAATCTCCGGAGGAAGAGCTATGAAGCCACGATTGGAAACACAGGATGATATTAACGTAAAGAACAGAGTGAAAGAGTTCTTGCAAGAAGATCAGCGGCGTGGGCAAGACTGTAATATCCACGATCTATATGAGAAGATGTACTACGTTGATTGGTACTGTGAAGGTAAAAGTGATGACTCAGTATGGTTCTCTGAGTTCAAGAGGCGCACCATCAATCATGACCAATTCAAGGAAGGTGTGTTGTTGTCATTACATAAGTACCTACGTTTACAAGAGTACTCAAGGATAACAATTACGCCATCGGAATTTATTGTGCTGTTTAACGATGGGTTATTCTGTCATCCAATAACAGTACACCACTCTCCAAAGATACAGTTGATGGGGCGTAACGATAGAGGGTATGAAGGTGACGTTGAGCCATGTGTACTACTACCACCTGAAACATTCAAACTTATATCAACGGAGGTATCCATTGAGTATGCTAAAAGTTAAGAGGTGGCGTAAGGGTATCATCAGTCGTGTGTTGCACTCTGATGACTTAGAGTATATTGATTTCTTAATCAAGCGTGTTGACCTTGCTGAAGGAATCTTCGGTGAATTCTTTAATGTTGCTGAAAGCTTAAGACTATTGAAGGATAGGGCAGTAGGTTTCTCTTCAGAAAGGATTGGTGATGAGCAAAGCAAGCAGGGATAAAGGGCAGCGTGGTGAACGAGAGGTATGCAAGTTATTGGAGGAGCACCTTGGTGGTGCGTTCAAGAGGAACTTACAACAGACTCAAGAGGGTGGGCATGATGTGCTTGGCCTTAAGGGTTGTGCTATAGAGGTGAAGCGGTGTGAGAAGCTACAGATAGAAAGGTGGTGGAAGCAAACAACACTACAAGCAAGGGAAGTACAACAGTTGCCAGTGCTGTTCTTCAGGAGGAATAAAGAAGAGTGGACAGTAGCTGTACCAACCTATACATTAATGAATTGGATAACAGTAATGTGTGACTTCCACTATTCCTTAATGTCAGTAGTACAATTCGTACAGTTCTATAGTCAGCTAATGAAAAAGGAGGCACCACAATGGGAAGCGTAAGACCAGATGGCGCAGACCTAAGGACTAAGCTTGAGCGTCCTGATGATGCATTAGAACATCTGTACATAACAGAGGAGAAGATGTCACGTAGTAAGAATGGTCATGTTTACCTAGCTCTCGTTAAGGTGGAGCAGTACGTCATCTACCTTGAGAAGAAGATCGCTAGGATGGAAAAGAAGTAATGAAAAAAATATGAAAAAATTTTTTAACGATAAGGAGCATGCTATGACTGATGATGTATACGGTTGGGCAAAAAGATTTGAAGATAGGATGGATGGCTTAGAGACTGCCATACATCAGACACTAAGCAGGGTTAAATTAACTGAAGAGTTGATCAAAAATATTATGAAGATGAAACCTGCCGATGTACATAAGAACGGTGAGGTTATCCTTGACCGCAGAAGAAGTGTACAAGACAGGCGTACCGAAAAGTCTCGTGACTTTAGAAAGATATGCTGGACAGGAGCATCTATGGGTACTGGTGTCTCATGCAGGAGAGGAAGCTATGACAATAAAAAGGAGAATTATGGAAACATCAACGACTTGTAGATTATGTGGTAAGACTGTTGACATGACTTCCGGATCAACTTATTACCGTCCGATCCCCCATCGAGTGGAGAAGCGGTACATAGGTGTGATCTGCTGTTCACGGGATCATGCCAACCAGATTGAGAAACACCATCCATTAGATAACTTCACACACGACATCCCCGAAGAAAGTCCCACCACTGGCTGAACTCAAGGCAACTATCTTCTTAGCCATAGGTACAGCAGCAGTATAAGCCTCTTCAAACTCCGGTTGGAAGGCACACTCATCTGATACCACTAGACTAGCGGTACGGGATCGGATGATGTGTCCACCTTCCGGTATCCCATGAGCTATACTTCCGTTACCGAATCTCATCTTGGCGTAGCTGGTGTCAACAGGCACCATCTCTTTTAACCATGCTGGTAGCTGACTATATACAAAGGACATACGTGCGTTCTCCATCTTCTTATCGAAGACGAGGGCAGCAGCGTCCTCTTCCTTTTTGGACTGAAGGAATACAGATTGATGTGGATGGAATAGACAGAGCCATAGGCTATAGAGTACTGCAACCCATGACATCATAATCTGTCTACTCTTTGGTATGAATAGGCGGTCAGACTCATGTATTACATCAATGATTTTGCGTAGGTATGGCTTATCAGGGAATGCTTTGGCAGGCGTAGTGCTGTCATGCTCATCCTTGGTGATTACATACCCAGAGAATATAAAATTATTTGGATGTTCTACCCAGCTTTTCAACAGTAGGAGCTGATGGAGTTCCACCAAGGAGTCCGATGATAGCCGACTCAATCCCCTTTGAATTGATTCCTTGTCCATTCCCTGCAATGAGATGGGCGTGTTTACTTGGTTTATCATAGCCGAACATATCCCTTAATGCTTTCAAGGCTTCCATCTTGTCATAAAATTTTAGCCTGATAGTGTTCTTACCGTTGCTCCCCTTGCCTGAACGTGTCTCGTTTATTTCTAGTACAGGCTTGAGGTCAACAAGCTCTGATTTCTTTGAGGTGATTCCATCCTTCTCGTTGAATTCAACATAATCTCTTGGGTCTAGGAAAGCTATACGTGCGTACTCTTCCGACACCCTATCGAGAGAGACGTTGAGCTTAGCTTGGACTTCTAACTTCCTGTCCTCTATGCGTTGCAAGAACTTTTTGTCTTTCATCAACCGACCAACGGTCTTGTCTATAGACTTGGTTGCATACCCTGATCTCATGGCAAGCTGTATCTTCGGCTTGTCTGGATTCATTACTATCTGGTCGATGAAGCAATCCATCTTGTTGAATTTCTTCCCTAAGTCTTCTTCAGCCATACCCTGCTCTCGCTCCTAACACTACGGGCTTGCCAGATGATTTCCTTTTCATCCTCAAGTCAAAGTAATCCAACAGCCTGACCATACAGTCACGTGTTGGTACGTAGTTTGCTTTGATCCCCTCTCTGCACTTTTCCCATATCCTTAACAGTGGTTTGTCCTCACCTCTAGCGAACCAATCACGTAACACAACGGATGAATTGTTACTACGCTTCTCATCCTCAAAAATCATACGCACACCAAGAGCCTTCTTGTATTTATAACGTAGCTCTTCGTTGTTAGTTATAAGTATGATGCGCTCTATCTTATTATCAAGCACGAACTGACGTAGCTCCCCGATGAATTCCTCTGACATCCTGCCCTTGAGTTCATCATACAAGTGGTACTCGCCTGTCTTCTCCATCTTAGCTCCTACTATGATGTAGGCAAACTGATGATCATCGTTGCCTAAGAATAGAGAACCAGTAGGATTGACACACCTCTTGTACTCTCCTTCATAGTATAGAGCTACCCCCCCAGAAGCTCCAAGCTTAGTAGCTTGATTCACTGTAGTCAATGTGAACCTTGTTGGCTGTCATATGAGTTGACTCCATGCTGTTGTGAAGCACCATGTCTTCGCACATCTTTCTTACTTTCCCTCCATTACAGGTTGCATCTGTGAAATCTTTGGTTACGAAGCCGTTCATCTTCTCAGCATCAGCACCCAGCTCTTCTATTGTCCATTCTGTTTGTTCAAACATTATTTTTTCTTACCTCCATTTTTCTTCTGTGATTCAATACGCTTC